TGTATTCTCGCAAGATTGAAGCAGCAATCCGGGAATTGGCGACCAACGCATTTGATTCCCACAAGATGGCCGGGTCCATCGCGCCTTTCGACATGCACTTGCCGAATGCGCTTGAGCCCAGCTTCTCGATCCGCGACTACGGCGTCGGCATGAGCCACGACTTCATGATGAGCCGCTTCGCTATTATGTTCGAAAGCACCAAAGACGGCCTCAACGAAGAGGACGCGGGCTGCAACCCGAACGATCAGGTTGGGATGCTAGGTCTCGGCCGAATGAGCTTCTTTGCCTACACTGACTCGTGCGCCATCACGGTCTGGAAGGACGGCCGCGTCAAGCTCTATTCGGTCTATATGGGCCCGAGCGGCGAGCCTCAGATTGCCTACGCGGGCGGTGACGTGAGTCACGAGCCCACTGGCGTCAAGATTGAGTTCCCAGTCAAGAACAAGGACATCGACCAGTTCGAGAAGTCGGCGATCCGCGTGCTTCGTGGCTTTCCATCCATCCCAAATGGCCTACGTCAGCGCGTCATTGACGAGCTTCGCGTCGAGCCACTGGAAGGCGGTTCGGTGTTCAAGGTCTACCCCGAGGAGTATCTGCCGGGCTCTGGTTTCTGGGCCAAGCAAGGCTGCGTTCTCTACCCGATCGATCTACTGGAGATCGATGATCGCGCTACCAAAACCACGAAGCAAAAGTATGATCATACTATCGGCGGATACGTCGATGTCAAGATCGTGGAGCATTCCGAAAAGTTCACAGCCTTCAAAAACATGAAGTCCACCTTCATCATCGACTTTCCGATTGGCTCGCTTGAGTTCGACCTAGGCCGCGAGCGTTTGGCTTACACCGATGACACCGTTGCTGCGCTCAAGTCGCGTTGGCAGGACATGCTGGATGACGTGGGCATCCGACTTGATACCGTTTTCGACGGAGCCAAGAACGATTGGGAATACCTGAGTCTTGCCGGTTTCCCCGCTTTGGAAAGCATGGGCAAGCTTTATCGCCAGACCGCACAATATCAAAAAGCCGATGAGCTTCGAGCCAAGTTCCTCGCGTTTATCGCGCCCACCCGCAAGCAGAGAAGCCCGGCATATCCGATCTTCTCGATCGTCTACCGTAAGGAGGGCAGTGACTACTATTCGCTCGTATACGACCGTGACGATCCTCGCTTGAAAGACTTCACAAGTGGTGTCCCGAAAGACCTCCACAAGTCAGTTTTCATCATCCTCGACAGGACTGGTCAGAACAACACTCGTATCGGGCATTACCTGACAAAGAACGATCTCGTTTACGGGTTCACGATCCAAGAAGCCGACTTCGACAAGAAGCTGCACAAGGCTCTGGGGACGCCTCCCATCATCAAAGCAAGCGATCTCGAACTGCCTCCCAAGCCCGAGATGCCACGTGATTCGAATGGTATCGAATACGCCTACGGTGGTTTCGATCGGATGAAAGTGTTCGAAGGAGGCCACCTCGTGGCTGCTCTGGATGAATCGGATTACGAGGGGCACTTGTTCGCTTACGTAAACTGCGGTGAGTGCTGGAACCCGGACCCGGACAAGTATCCTGACCGGACACTTGCTGAGGTTAACACCCTCAACAAGGTCCTGAAAGAGTTTGGAGGGCCTACGATTTCGGTGATCAATATCCGGAAAAATGAGTTCGAAAAGCTGGACCGTTGGTCTGACTTTCCGCTCTATTATGGCGTGGAAGATACGATCGATGGGCTCTTGACTTTCCGCGACATTCGAGATATGGTGAACATCCTCAATCACGAACGCTTCTACAATTCGCGCTACTACTGGGCCCTCCAACGGTGGAAAAGCGCCGGTATGGAGAAGACGGGGGAGCTTTACGAACTTGGCCGTTTCGAGAAACGCTATGACCAGATTCTGCGTGAGCGTCGTTCCAACCTCGACACTTACCTGCATATCTACCCGCCCTTGACGGAGATCGTCATCACGCGGGCACTCGCCTATGGCCTCGAAGTCCTCCCTGAGCAAATCCGCTACAAGAATTTCTACCCTTACCCGTTGATGTCACCGCGCTGGGAACGTTTTATCCACCTCATAAACAAAGTCAATATTGTCGGCTCAGGGCCCCCGGAAAGCAAACTGGTATACACCGCAATTAAGGAGCAAATCGGATGCTGAGTTTCACAATCAACCGTTCGTGCATCACTATCCTCTACAAGGCAGATGTTTTCTCGATCGACGAAAGCCATATCAACTACGGCACGATCCGGGACGAACTCAAGAAGCCGGTATCCGAGCGTGATGTTCAGAAGATCGTCGAATGGGCATCGGTCAAGCGCGCCGTCGAGATCATGTCCGAAGGACGCGTCACCGTCACGAACAGCGAAGTGTGCTTCGACGGACAGCCGGTCCACAACTATATGGCGAAGCGCATGATGGACCTGCTCCTCGACGGCTTCGACCTGACGCCGTGGGCCCGATTCATGAACAATGTCTACGAGAATCCGGCGAAGTATGCTCACGATGAGCTTTACGAATGGATGGAAAAGGCGGAAATGCCGCTGACCGACGATGGTCACTTCCTCGCGTTCAAGAAGGTGCGTGAAGACTTCACGGACTGCCACACCGGTAAGTTCGACCACTCCCCCGGCACCATCATCGAGATGCCCCGCGAGCAATGCGATCCCATCCGGACGAACCACTGCTCGACTGGCTTCCATTTCTGCTCGGTCGGCTACCTGTCGCAGTTCAGCGGACAGCGCGTAGTGATTGTGAAGATCAATCCGCGTGATGTTACCTCGATCCCGAACGACTACGGCTACACCAAGGGACGCTGCTGCCACTACGAGGTCGTCGCTGAACTGGCGTCGGAGAGCGCTGCGAGGGACAAGGTGTGGAAGAAGGGCGTCGTCAATCTCGAAGACCCGGCCGAGTTCCCGAAGGAGGTGCTTGCTCAGGTCAAGTTCCCTGCGGCGGCCGGTGAACCTGAGACGCTTTCCGACATCGTAGCCGAGGCGCTGGACAACGGCAGCAATGGCGAAGCGGATGTGACTTCGACGGAAGAACTCCCGGAAGCGAACGATCTTCTGTTCAAGACGAGCGATGGTCGGGTCTTCTCCCCCGAACAGGTGACCGCCGCTCTGGAAGAAGCGTCTGCGATCCGTGCCGCCGCTCGTGAACTCAACATCGGCGAATCAACTCTGAGGGGGTGGAAGAAGAAGCTGGAAGGCTGACCTCTCTCATTTAGAGAACCAATGGAACTTGACCTCTACTATAAAGACGGACGGTTCCTCGCTGATGCCGCCGAAGAACACTGGGGCGATCTGAGAGGAGCTGGCTTTGTCTTTGACCGGATCAACCGTGTCTACCAGACTTCGGACTGGAAGAACGCTGAGCCCTTTGTTGAATATGCTGCTGATGATGAGACCTACGATTATCTCAAGGGTCTCATCGACGAGCGTGACGAAGCGATGGAGGCGTCCTACTCGATGTATGTGGACGCCGAGATCGCGGTTCCGGACATCTACAATCACAAGGGCGAAAAGCTCGATTATTTACCTTACCAAAAGGCTGGCATCCTTTACGCGGCCGAGCGACGAGACACATTGATCGGCGATCCGCCCGGCCTAGGGAAGACGATTCAAGCAATAGGACTGATTAATCACCTAGACCTTCGATGTGGCATCATCGTGTGCCCAGCTACCTTAAAGCTTAACTGGCTCAAGGAAATGGCGAAGTGGTTGTTCGATAAGGGCCTAACCGTGGGCGTCGCCTATGGCGGCGAAATCCCAGAGACCGATTTCGTGATCATTAACTATGACATCCTTAATCGCAACAAGGATGCACTGTGGGCGGAACATTGGGACATCCTGATCTGCGACGAAGCCCAGTATCTTTCCAATGGGGAATCGAAGCGAACACAGGCGATCTTTGGCACCTACAAATGGGACTACAAGTCTGAAAAATTTGAGCGCATGAAGCAACGAATGCGCTGCAACCACGTTGACAAATCCATACGGATGGCCTGTCTACGCGCCGAGTATCGCCTGATGCTGACCGGCACGCCGATGATGAAGCAGCCGAAGGATATGTGGACGATAATCCGCGACTTCGACCCTCGCGGGCTTGGCAATAACTGGGAGCACTTTGCCTTCACTTATTGCGATGCCACCATGACCGCGTTCGGGATGGACGCATCAGGCGGCTCGAACCTAGAAGAGTTGAACGAATACCTTCGACGAACCTTCATGATCCGGCGCTTGAAAAAGCACGTGCTTTCAGACCTACCGGCCAAGACGCGCGAAGTCGTGGTCTTCCCGCCCGAAGGGATGAAGCGGATCATCAAGACTGAGCGTGACAAGTTCACTAAAGCGCTGGCTATGCTCGATGCTGCCAACCTAGGAGAGGAATACAAGCCCGAGGTGGCGCTGGAAGAGCAAGACCCGGCATTTATACTCGATACAATGACACGGTTCCTTCCACAAGGATTCGATTCGCCCGAGATCGACCAGCTTGATCCGGGCGAGGTTCAGCCCGGTTTTGCTGCCTATTCCGAAGCGCGTCACGATCTGGCGCTGTCCAAGGTCCCGATGGCGGTGGAGCACATCAAGCGCCTTGTGGACGCTGGAGAGAAGGTCATCGTCTTTGCAATCCACAAGGATGTGGTTGCCAAGGTCCATGAGGCTTTTCCCACGGCCGCCCGGATCATTGGCGGTCTAGGGGCCAAGAAAGTGGAGGCCGAAAAGCTTCGGTTTCAAGGCGATAACGACAACGGCATCGAGCCCGATCCGGAATGTCGGGTCATCATCTGTAACCTCAAGGCGGGTGGTGTCGGCCACACCCTGACCGAAGCCACCGTCGTTTGCTTCCTAGAAATGTGGTCGGTGCCCGGCGACATGGAACAATGCGAGGACCGCGCCCACCGCATCGGTCTCGAACACAATGTGCTGGTGCAATATCTCGTGGTCGATGGCACCATCGACGCCCTGACAATTCAAGACC